CCTTTTCACATAATATTGGATTAGATTATGTCCCAGTATATGATCGGATGTTTGATTAAAGACCAAACATCTTTGCATATGCTGCTGCATAATCGGCCTCAGTTTGAACAGGTTGTGGTTTAATATTAATATTCTCCAATTCATTCAATAATGTTTGAGTTGAAGATTTAATATTAATTGCCAATGCATTTGCATTGTCAAATGATGATTCAGCAGTTGCTGAACCATATACTACATCTTGTTCGGATTGAAGTCTTTTTAATCCAATCTTAGACACTTTTCCAGCTGTTACAAGCTCAAGGATTTTGTTCCTCTGACTTGATAACACTGAATCGATATCTAAGAAAATCATATGTGTAATGGCATCCTTCAATGGAATGTTATTCGCACTGAATTCTTTAGATATCTCGTTCAACCCACTTACATGGTTTTTAAGACCTTGTATAATGGGAAAACTTTTAAAATCTTCATATTCAGAGAAACTAGATAAGTAATTAACTAGTTTATCTTTATATTTGAAGATAGTAGAAGTTTTGTTTTGAACAAGTGTTGCTAACCCATTTCCAATCACTCTTTTCATTTCGGAAAGAGCTACTTGAGGAGATGGAAGGACGTAATACTCATTTTGTCAACTATTATATGCAAGAACCTCACGGATCTTGTCATATGTTAGATGACCTAATGAAAGTTTCAGTCCTCAGCTAAACAGTCTCAGTCTTCGGATAAAATCTTTCTTATTCTTAAATCCTTGATGAGGTTTATAAGTAAATCTGGTTTTTCCATTTTTACTTTTAACCTTTTTAGGGAATAAGAATGAAGATTTGTATCCGAAATAAAGATTACAAACCAAAGTTAGAAGATCGTTCTTGTACATATATAGATTCCCTTTGACTACGAAATAGTCATAGAGAATTGTATATATGATAGTAGGATTTAGTAAATTATTTACTAAACCTGCTAGAGGAACTCCAGTAACTTCGATTCCGCTTTTGAATCATCTTTTTGCAAATTCATATGTATTTTTTGATACATGTGTTTTCGCTAAAGATAATTCAACACCAAGTTTTCCCATGACCTTTATGTACCTTTCTGCGACTTTATCGTTATAAATAACAATATCGTCACCTAAAAGTATATATTGGTCAAAAGGATAAACACCTTCTAGATAGGCACAATATTGTACTACTAGATGGTGGCTTAGTGTAAAAGCGATTCATGAACTATATGATCCCATTGGTTGTCCAACTGAATATTTCAGTTGTTCACCCTCTGGTGTCATATATTCACGGTTTGCAATAAGATTTCTTCATGAAGCTGCAAAAGCTTTATCTTGGAATATAAAACCAAGTAAACGCTCTTGTAGCCTAATGGGAAATCTGTCTGTTGCAGCTGTTAGGTCTAAAGATCAAAAGCGATCATTACTAACTTTATTCTCAATGATTGGATTCTGATTAAGCCTATCTCTTGGTAATTTGTTTAATAATTTAAACAAACTATCATTAATAGGTTTAAGTGTACACTGAGTAATATAGTCAGTAATGGCTATAATTCTCATTTTACACTCAGGATCCTTAACAATTGAAAATCTCCCTGTTATAGGTTGATTTTTAATAGAATTCTCATCTTTTGTGAAAGACGGAATTTTATTATAATTGTTAAAACATCAAGAATAAAGTGTAGTAAAGAAATCATGGAACTCTTTACTTGTCAAATCAAGGATTCATTGCATTTGACTATAGTTTAAGTACAAAATACTTTTAATTATAGACAATGTGGATGGTCCTTGTGGCCCGGCTTTTGTTGAAACATATAATGTTTTAACATCGGCACGTGGTTTTGACAGTAAGAGATCGAAATCACGACAGAAACGCTTCAAAAACCCATTTGGAATTATATATTCCTTATTGGTCTTAGAAGGATCTGTTATGGTTTTCCAATTAATTGGAATGATTTCTCTTTTCTTAGGAACCAAAGTTCTTGAAATCCCTAGAATACTAAGTGCAAACTTAATATCTTCGGTTTTCCCAGAATCGATTAATTCCTTAAGAAAAATGAAAGCTTTTGGGAAACCATCTACTAAACCGACACCTATGTTGTTAACCAATAATGGTTCACCACATAGATATCTCGTAACATGTAAACGCATCTGTTTAAGATGTTTTACAGTATACGCAGTTCCATTATGTTTAATCATTTTTGTGATTAACTTAAAGGAACGGTTTAATATGATCATATTATATGAATTAGGAAATATTGTTTTTAACAATCTTTTAGCTAATTTATATAAGTTAATGTTCATATAAGATGAGTTTTAGTTTTTAGACTGCTTCCTGCAGTGGTATTTTAAAGAGTAAATACCAACTAATGGGAGACAGCGAAAACCAATTGAGTCCCTTTCGGGAATCGGTTCAAGTTACCTACATTCTTTACATAGAATGTTTTTCTAACGGGGGAGAAAGACCTTTCTTTCTCTCGGGTGTAACAG